TCAGCAGTCGTTGTTTGTTGCCGGGGTCAGCAGCAAGACCAGCATGGGCTAATGCCTTGTAAAAACTGCCTGCATACTTGCTGGCGGTCACGAAGGTCCAATAGATGTCGGAGTCGTCCATAGAATGATGTGGGTGAGATTGATGGGCGGCTGGTGTGGCCGCCTTTTTTCATGCCGGATTGGGTGCGGCTCCGGCTGGCCGCGTGGATTTAACCAGCTTGCGGCAGGTGCTTACGCAAATTGTGAATCCACATCTTGCGCTCATCAAAAGCGCGGATGCTGTCCAAATACCAGCCGCGATCATTGTCAACGTTGGCTTGCCGCACCTGCGCGGCAAACTCAGCAGCCTCTTGCTCGTAGCGAGCAATTAGAGCAGTGAGCTGATCCAGCATCTGAATCGCAGCCTCTGGGCTGCCGGGTGCAGGACCGGTTGCCTGCTGTCCCCGTATCCTACACCATGTGCCGCCATGGTCAACCCTAGGCAGTCGCACTCCGTAACAATGCCTCGGCATCGCTGACAGACCTTGCCACGCCTGCAATGCCGCCTGCTGCTTGGACGGCATCCAGCCACTGCTGCTGCTCAGGCTTGAGCCTGCCGGTTGGCGTCTTCACCTCAATGGATAGGAACACGGCGTGAGTGGTTCCAACCATTTCTGGGGTGATCGTCACCCGCTTCCAGCCGATCAGGTCGGCGCTGCCCTTGCAGAGGCCAAACTGGACAGGGCGGCCATTCTGGTCCCTCAGCGTGCCGGTGTTATTGCGAAACAGGCGCGTGTCGCCGGTGCTGCAGGCGATGCGGATCTCTTGCTGTATCCGCTGCTCGCTAGCGTCCCCTGAGCGACCGGGCATACATAACGTGTTTTGCCCACGCTACGGCATTTTTGTATCCCCTGCTCTGACCAAGCTGGATCAGCTCTTGCAGGCTTTGAGCACTGCCCTGCTCGCGGCGTTTTTCGCGGGCGGTGGTCTTGACTTCCTGCAACTCACCTTCAACCTGCTTTAGCTCCCTGGCCTCTTGTGGGGCGAATACATGGCCGCATTCCCGGCATACCTGCGCAGCGCTCATGCTGGTGCTGTAGCAGACCGGGCATACCTTGACGCTGGGTGCTTGGTCGCGGTCGCGTTTTTTAAGGCCGTCGAGGGTCCAGTCGCGCTGCTCTAAGTGGTGGCCAAGTCGGAGCGTATTACCAACATGATCCAATACGACAGCCACCTTGCTGCCTGATGGCCTAAGACATCTGCCGATCATTTGCAGGTGCAATGCCTCCGACTGCGTAGGCCTTAGCAGGATGCACCCACCGACGCTGGGTACGTCCACGCCCTCGCCAATCAATGCGCAACTGGTCAGAACCTTGAGCCTGCCGGTGCCGAGCGCCTGCAGCAGGTCGCTGCGCTGCTCGCCCGACATGGTGCCATCAATGCTGGCTGCCGCGATGCCATGGGATGTAAATAGCCCAGCTACCGCCTCCGCATGTGCCACGCTGCAGCAGAACGCAATTGCCGTCTGGCCATCGAGGTGTTTGCGGTAATGGCCAACGATGTCGCCCATGATGGTGCCAACGCGCTGCTCTGCTTCCTTGGTGTCGTAGTCGCCCATCTTTTTGCGCAGGCCAGCAGCATCAAAGCCAGGCGGTGCCAGCACCTTGGACTGAGCAAGAAAGCCGTTATCCGTCAGCCATTGCGCTGATGGTCCCTGCACCATGGTCTGATACCACTCGCCAAGGCCGCGGCCATCAGTGCGGCATGGGGTGGCCGTGACGCCTAATAGATGCGCTCGCTGGAAGTGCTCGATCACCTTGCGCCATGTGCCGGCATTGGTGTGGTGCGCTTCATCGATCACCAAGAGCTGAAAGAAGTCCGGCGGTATCAAGTGCAGGCGTCTGCACAATGTCTGCACACTGGCGATCTGCACCGCATGGCTCAGGTCCATGCTTCGGTTAGCGCGGATGCAACCATGCGGCATTGGCATGGTGCGGCTGGCTTGGTCAAGCAGCTCCTGCCGGTGGACCAGTACGCAGACGCGGTTGCCCTTGCGGGCAGCCTGTTGGGCTATGTGGGTGAATGCCACGGTCTTGCCGCCGCCGGTTGGCAGCACCGCTAAGACCCTGCGGTGGCCTAGCTGGTATTGCAGGCGGATGTCGGTGATGAGCTGGGTTTGGTAGGGGCGGAGGTTCATGCTTGACACCGTAGCACCCGCTGCTACGCTGTGCAAGCATCCCGCCAGAATCCGTGCGCCTTGCCCATCCAACCCACATACGCCTAAGCCCAGACCTGCTGCAGCGCCTTGACTTGTGGCGTGGTGACCGCATGAATCGCGCCACCGCCATAAGGCTGCTGCTGGAACAGGCGCTGCGGTTGCAGCTTGACGGCATCCTGCCAGCAAAGCAATGAGCAGTGAATTACTGCAGCAACTTGCTGCGTTGCCCCGCCATTGGTCCTATGTGGCAGTTGACGGTCAGAAGCGGCCATACATGGATGGCTGGCAAAAGAATCACATCACACGCGCTGAACTCGGCAAGGAGCTGAAAGCCGGTCGCGCACGCGCCATCGGCGTCTGCTGTGGCACACCGTCAGGCGGTCTGTTGTTCTTGGACCACGACGGCAAGTCCGCATCGCAGATGCTGGAGTCATGGGGGATGCCCGTCTCCTCGCTGCCGCCGAGCTGGACTGTTACCTCAGGCCGCGATGGCCGGTTTCAGGTCATTTATCAAGTCCCAAAGCAATACTGGTCTGAAATCCGCACCCGGCGCTTTAAGACCGGTGTCACCGATACCGAAGGCAAGCCCGAACAAGTAGAACTCCGCTGGGATGGTTGCCAGTCCGTTGTAGCGGGTGCTCACCCACTCACTAGCGGCTATGCCTGGCTGCCAGGCCGATCGCCGTCAGACTTGCCCATTGCCGACGCGCCAGCGGATCTGATTGCACGGATGCTGCACCAGACGATGCAGAGCACTCTGTCCCTGCCGTTGGTTACCGGTGATGCAGATGCCGCCAGAGCACGGTCATACCTCGAAGCGCTATCACCTGCTCGCGCTGATGACTACGACGAATGGCTGGAAGTAGGCATGGCTTTACACAGCCTTGCAGATGACAGCCTGCTGCAGGACTGGATCACATGGTCAGCGCAATCGTCCAAGTTCAAACCCGGAGACTGCGAACACAAATGGCGTGGCTTCAAGCCTGATGGTGGTATCACCCTCGGCACTCTCGGTCAGCTAGCCAAGAAAGACGGCTGGCGTGGACGTGAGTCAATAGAGCCGCGCCGTGCTGCCCGTGCCGGCAAGCCCAAGCCTGAGCCTGCTGCTACTGCACCGCTAGCGCAGTTGCAGCCGATGAATGCTGCAGAATTACTGGCCTTTTTGCGCGATGGCGGCAGCGTTTACCGCTACAACACATTCACTCAACGCATCGAAGTAGACGGCACAGCCATCGAGGGTGCCGAGCGCTTCTATCTCACCCTTGCGCAGATGGGGTACAAGGTTTCCAAAGAGGTGGCGCTTGACTGCATCGTGCAGGTAGCGCATGAGTCGCCCTATGACCCCGTAGTCGAATACCTCGACCGTGTAGCCGCAACCGTCGAGCCTGCCTATATCGAAGCCCTAGCCAGCGCCTACCTCCGCGTTGGTGATAAGCCGGGGACCATCTACGACGAGATGATGAAACGCACCCTCATCGGTGCTGTTGCCCGTGCCTACAACCCTGGCTGTAAGCACGACACCGCCTGCGTCATCATGGGCGATCAAGGCGCCTACAAGTCCTCGTTCTGGAATTGCCTAGCCGGTGAGTTTTTCTCAGATGCGTTAGGTGATATCAGCTCCAAAGATGATCTGATGGTGCTGCACCGCTCGTGGATTATGGAGTGGGCAGAACTTGACCATGTGACCAATCGCAAGCACGCTGGTCAAGTCAAAGCCTTTTTATCGCAGGCTGTTGATATGTTCCGCGTGCCCTACGGTAAATCCACTGAAGCATTCCCAAGGCGCGGAATCATTGTCGGCACAACTAACCGTACCACCGGCTTTTTGGTCGATGAAACTGGCAACCGCCGCTTCTGGGTAATCCCTACAACCAAGACACAACAGGACCAAATCGACACCGCTTCGCTGTTGCTAGAGCGTGATGCAATATGGTCCGCCGCTGTTGCTGCATACCGCAATGGTGAAACCAGCCGCCTGCCTGCTGCACTTGAAGGGTTGCTTGCAACTGAGAACGAATCTTATGTGGTTGATAATCCTTGGCAGGCTGAAATTATGTCTTGGTTGAAAGAGCATCCATTCATTGACATCACCACTGAAAAATTACTAACAGATGCCATAAAAAAACCTGTAGAGCGTCAAACACGGCAAGACCAAATGCAGGTAGCAGACGTGCTCAAGCAGCTTGGTTTTAAGCGCTACCGCGTCAGCACAGGGGGGAGCAGGGGGTATGTCTATCGAAAATAGTGCCCTACCTGTGGGGCAGCCTGCCCTACCTATTCAATTTTCCAAATCCGCTGCGCCGCAGGCTATCTGGTCCTTTCCTGCCCTACCTGCCACTGCCCTACCTCTTGCCAAGAATCCCCTGCGTTCCTTTCCCTCCCCCTCTCTTTCTTTATTTATTACTCTAGGTAGGGAAGGTAGGGTAGGTAGGGAGATGCCAGTGCTGGACTGGGGGTTTGCCTGCCCTACCTCTGCCCTACCTGCGTTGGAGGTGGGACATGCCCTAAATTGCACCCTTTGGAGCCCGCATGATGCGTGAAGTCAAAGTTCGCTTTGAAGAGTCCGACCTGGCGCTACTGGATCAGCAGGCAGCAGCCGCTGGCGTGGCGCGTGCAGAGTTGATCCGCAGCCGAGCGCTTGTGTTGAATTGCAACAGTGGACTTACTGTTTCTGGTTATCACCGTTTAATCTCCGACGCGACCGCTTACCTACGTGGTGACATGCCACGTCGGATGGTGGAGCTGCTCACCGCTTTTGTCATTACATGGATCGCATCTCAATCTCAGAACGCCAACGACCCGTCATCAACCGACTGAGCGACATCATGGACCAAGCGGTTGCATATGCCGCTGCAGTCATGGATAATGCGACCGATGAAGCTCAGCCCATACCAGCTGAACTGGTCGCCAGCTTTCAGGCTAATTACGACCGCATCATCCTTTATCTCACCCAAGCAGCATCGCTGTGAAACTCATCACAACACAAGGCGACCTCGCCCATGCGCTACGCACCGTGGCGCCTGCGATCAGCACCAGCAACAGTCATCCCATCCTTGGCAGTGCCTTGATCACTGCTGCTGATGGCGCCATGACCATTACCGGCTTCAACCTTGAACTTGGCATCAGCGTCACTATTCCCGCAGCCGTAGAGGCACCCGGCACTGTGGCATTGCCTCACAGGCTCCTAGCAGGGCTTGTAAGCCGCTTTGAGGATGGCGAGGTGCTGACCCTTTCAGATGGCGCCTTAAGCGCCTCTGGGGCGTCCTACGGGCTTGCAGCGATGGATGCGGATGATTATCTTGCTATGCCCGTTGTTGATGCTGCTGGCACCGAGCTGATGTTGTCGGCTGGTGTGCGCGCCTGCCTGCCGTGCTGCAGCACTGATGTGAGCAAAGCGCTCTTGGCTGGTGTGCATCTCGCAGCCGGCTACATGGAAGCCACAGACGGTCATCGCCTCATGCGTGTTGCTGTTGATCTGCCCGATGGCCTTGATGTGGTATTACCAGCCAGCACCATGCGCCTGCTGCAGGATCACGCCATCACCATCGCGCACGCAGCCGGTCAGGCCGTCATCACCACTGACGATGGCATCACCATCTACAGCCGCATCCTTGATGGCAAATACCCTGACGTGGCAAAGCTGATCCCCGACAGCTTCAAGCACACCATCACCGTTGACCGGCATCGCTTCACCCGCGCCCTAGAGCGCGTGGCACTGATTGCAGAAGCGCACAACAGCATCGTCAAGCTGGAAGCACGCAACTGTGATCTCACCATCACAGCCGAAGCAGATGCCAATAATGGCCGCGAAGTGTTGCACCATGACGGCACCGCAACTGGCACCTGGGCGTTCAATGTCCATTACCTGCTAGACGGCCTCAAAGCCATGCGCGGCCATGAACAGGTCGCGCTGTCAGCTAATGCGGCAACCACGCCTGCAGTATTGACACCAACTGATGAAGATGCGTTAACTTATCTTGTAATGCCCGTGCAGATTAGAGAGTGACATCCATTAAGGATCTCAAGTCAGACCATAAAAATGCCCGGCGGCGTACTGATCGCTCCGCTGGGCTTATCGCAGAATCACTCAAGCGTTACGGCGCCGCACGCAGCATTGTCATAGACGAAGAAGGCCGCATCCTTGCTGGTAATGGCACCGTAGAAGGCGCCAAAAAAGCAGGCATTAGCAAGCTCCGCATTGTCGAAGCTGATGGCGATGAGCTGATTGCTGTACGACGTGCTGGCCTCACCGAAGATGAAAAGGTAGGCCTTGCCCTTGCCGATAACCGCAGCTCAGATCTCAGTGAGTGGGACAACGAGATGCTGCGGCAGCTCAGTGAAGAGCACGACTTGTCGCCGTGGTTTGAAGATGACGAGCTATTAGCCGAGGTGCTAGAGCCTGAGCAGGGCAACACCGATCCAGATGACGTACCCGAGGCACCTGCCGATCCCATCACCAAGCCCGGCGACCTCTGGATCCTTGGCAATCACCGCCTCCTCTGTGGTGACAGCACGGACGTGCTAGCCGTTGAGCGGTTGATGGATGGCAAGAAGGCGGACATGGTGTTCACGGATCCGCCCTATGGCATGAATCTGGATACCGACTACTCAAAAATGGGTGATGGTGGCAAAACTCACAAGGCTGTCATCGCAGATAATGAGCAATACGACGCGGGCTTTCTGTTGTCAACATTTGCTTATTGCAAAGAGATCTTCCTTTGGGGTGCCGACTATTATGTTGAGACACTGCGACGTGCATACCCCAACCTTGGCTCTTGGATTGTTTGGGATAAATACAGCGATCAAGAACGCCAAGGCTTGCTAGATGGTAGATTTGGCAGTGCCTTTGAAACTTGCTGGTCAAAGACGCAACACAAGCGCGAGTTAGCTCGTGTTCTTGTGACGACTAACTACACAGCTCGTGGCGATGAAACGAGAGTCCATCCAACGCAAAAGCCTGTAGCTCTTGCTGAATGGTTCTTTAAGCGATGGGGCAAGGCTGGCGACATGCTCGTTGATCTCTACGGTGGCTCAGGCACCACTCTTATAGCCTGCGAGAAAACCTCTCGCCACTGCCGCATGATGGAACTAGACCCCGCTTACTGCGACGTAATCGTCAAGCGCTGGGAAGACTTCACTGGCAAGAAAGCTATCCTTGAGGAACACAAGGAGGCGTTCTAATGGCCGCCCCTGGTACAACTAAGGCCGAAACCGAACAGCGGGCACAACGGTTTGCACGCATCATCGCCAATGGCGGGCGTAGGTCGGACTGCTTAAGGTATGCGGAAGAAAACTGGGGGGTGAAGGCCGGCGCATGTGACCGCTACCTATCCATGGCGCGGGACATGCTCAAGGCTGACTGGGACATCGAACGCCCGCAGATGATTGCAGACCTGCTTAGCCAGTGCTCCACCCTTCAAATGGAAGCACGCCGCGCTGGGCAGTACCACATTGCGCTTGGCGCCATTAACACCGCTGCAAAATTGGCGCAGCTTTGCTCGTGAGCATCCTTGCCGCAGCGCCTACTGGCAGCGTGCTGCAGCAGCTCAACTATGGCAATGGTGTCATTGATGTACCGGAACTGCTAGACCGCATCCGCGCCGACCTACACCCTGGGCAGCTTGCGTTTGTTGATGACACCGCAACGCAGATCCTTGGTATCAGTGCTGGCTATGGCGCCGGCAAGACCAGGGCGCTCTGCGCTAAGGCGGTGATGCTTGCGGCGGCCAATCAGGGTTTTATAGGTGCCGTTATGGAGCCAACCGGACCACTGATTCGTGACATCTGGCAGACCGATTTCGAGAGCTTCCTAGAGGCGTACGAGATCCCGTACACCTTCAGGGCTAGTCCACTGCCTGAATACATGCTGCACCTGCCGGGCGGTGATACCAAAATCCTGTGCCGCAGCTTTGAGAACTGGTCACGCATTATTGGCTTGAACCTGGCATGGGTGCTGGCGGATGAGATCGACACCGTGACGCCTTCGATCGCCAATAAGGCATTCCCAAAAATCCTCGGCAGGCTCAGGGCTGGCAACGTTCGGCAGTTTGGCGCGGCTAGTACGCCCGAGGGCTTCCGCTGGATGTGGAACACCTTTGGCAGCGATGAAGCCAAGGCACGGCCAGACCGGCATCTCATCAAGATGCGCACCGCTGATAACCCGCATCTGCCGCCGGACTTTATTGAGCGGCTAGAGGCCAACTACGATCCCAGCCTGCTGCGGGCGTACCTGGACGGCGAGTTTGTCAACCTGACGACAGGCCAGGTCTACGACCGCTTTGACCGCGCCAAACACTGCATTGCCGAGCTGCCAAATACCACATCAGAGCCGTTGCGTATCGGCGTTGACTTCAACGTAGGCAACATGTCAGCCGTCATTGCCGTCAGGCTTGGCAGCAGCCTGCTAGTGATTGATGAGATCAGCGGCGCCCATGACACCGATGCCTTGGCGCAAGAGATCATCAGGCGCTACCCGCAGCGGCGCATGTACGCCTACCCAGATGCCAGCGGCGGCAATCGCAGCACCAACGCAAGTCAGACCGACATCAACATCCTTGAGAGCTATGGCATGTCCAACCAGTCGCCGCGTGCAAATCCTCCCGTTCGTGATCGGGTGGCTGCTGTTCAAGCTTTGCTGGAGAACGGCAAGGGTCAAGTCCGGCTGCAGGTGTCAGAAACTTGCAAACGGGTGATCGAGTGCCTGGAGCTGCAGTGTTACACCGACAAGGGCGAGCCCGACAAGGACGCAGGCTTTGACCACATGAACGACGCACTGGGCTACCTGGTCTGGCGTGAGTTCAACCCGCTGCACGCTGGTGCCGGTCGCGGAACTGGCGTAAGGCTGTATTGACCACGACGGCATGGGGTGGCATCCTGTGGGTGTCCAACACCATTCCACCCCATGATCAACAACCGCTGGATCAACCGCGCCGCTGTGCTTGTCATCATGTTTGGCTTTTACGGCATCGGCATGGCCGCTGGCCGTGATCAGGCCACGCTCGCGCATCACAACCATCCGGCCTGTCATCCCAACCTAAAGCCGTAGACTGCAATCATCCTCACGGCATTCATGGATCAACTCAACGCTGCAATTGACGCAATGATTGAAGCTGGCATGAGTGCCGCTGAGGTGATTGGCTACCTTGAGCTGCTCAAGCATGACCTTGTGCAGCAAGTCTTAGACACAGAGGAAGACTGATGGCACGCAAGTACGCCCGCGACAACAAAGGCAGATTTGCGCCCAAAGGCGCTGGCGCCACTGCTCGCGGTGGACGGCTAAAGACTGCTAGCGGAAATAAGCGTGCCACGCAGACCATGCAGGCAAGTGCTGCGCCCAAGGGCACTATCGGTAAGCCGAAGGGGCTGAAACCTGGGGCGGTTACAGCTAAGCCTCAGACATCAAGTCTTAGGCAAGCTGCAACAGAAAGGCTAAAAATTAAAACCGCAACACGCAGAAAACTTTCAACAAATCGTGAATCCGTAATCCCATCAACCCCCGCTGGACCTAAAACCATGCGGGCTCAGCGTGTTGGCTCAACTCTTCCTAAATCAATTGCAAGAACTAAAGGAAACGAACCGGCCAAGGTTGCTAAAAGAGTTAACCGGAAAGCGGTTAGCGCTGAAAGGCAATTAGCTCGCAATCTAAAGTTGCGTAGCCAAGGATTATTAGTTAATCAAAAAAGTGATGTTAAAACCCTAAAGAGTAGCATTACGCTAAAGAAAGCGAAAAATTATTTAGCAACTGGTAAAGTTGTCCGTGACAACTCAATGGCCTTTAAGCGCAATATTAGGGAAGCAACAACTCGCATAAATGAAAAACGAGCAGCAAGGGCCACTGAAGGCAAGCCCAAAACACAAAAAGAACGATGGGCCGCAAGATCAGCAATGCTGAGCAATGCTGCTGCCAAAAACGAAGCCAAAGCAAGTCGCATGTTTGAGGCCGCAAATACTGCTGGCAATACGGCATTTAATACTCAACCAGGCCGCTTAGCTGGCAGAGCCAGAATGAACGCCCAAACCGAAAAATCTTTTAGGCTTCAAGAAAAAGCAGCACAACAAAGATCACGCGCTGCAAATCTTGAACGTTTAGCCAATAGAAATAAAGGAGATGCCGCAAAAGCAAGAGCTAGCAGAGCTGATACAATTAAAGCATCATACAAAGGGCTCAAAAAAGGTGATACAGTTGAAGGAGTTCTTTATGGAAAACGTGAAGTTGTCAGGGTAAGCGCTAAAAGTGTAACTGTTAAAGGTGGAATTAAAAACTTCACCATTCCATGGGAATCCCTTAAACCTAAAAACGCCTAACCCATGACCCGTCCCACCGTCACCGCAGTAGGCCGCATCCTTAAGCCCAAAGGCAATGAGCCGCGCCTTTACCATGTGATCAAGGTGCAGCCTGATGGCACCGCCAAGACTGTCATCAAGCGGCCCGTCTAGTCATGTACACCGGATATAACTTTTACGACCGGCCTCTGGCGCAACGGACTGTCACCAAAGTCCAAGACCCGAACACGGCATGGTTTGCGCAAGAGCCGCATTGGATCCTGATTGAAGACCTGCTAGGCGGCACTTACGGGATGCGCAAAAAGCATCGCCGGTACCTGCCGCAGGAACCACGCGAGCTAGACGAGTCCTACGACAACCGTCTAGCACGCAGCGTGGTGCCGCCCTATTACGTCCGACTTGAGCGGATGCTGGCAGGGATGCTCACCCGCAAGCCAGTTCGGCTCGACGATACGGCTGATGCCATCCGTGAGCAGTTGTTTGACGTTGACCTACAAGGCAATGACCTCAATGTCTGGACCTACGAAACCGCACGCAAAATGGTCCGCTATGGGCACGTTGGTGTCTTGGTGGATGCACCGGCTTCTGGGGGTAGACCCTATTGGGTGAGCTACACGCCTAGGCAAATCCTTGGTTGGCGCACCGAGCAGCAGGAAGGCAAACAGGTGTTGACGCAGTTGCGGCTGTCGGAAGTGGTCACAGTGCCTGATGGCCTGTACGGCGAAAAGGAAGTGCAGCAGATCCGGGTGCTGACGCCTGGTGAATACCAACTGCACCGCAAGGATGACAACAGCGATTTTCAAATCGTCGATGAAGGCCGCACCAGCCTTAGCGAGATCCCGTTCAGCGTCGCCTACGCCCAGCGGCATGGCTTTATGGAATCCAGACCGCCGCTTGAGGATATTGCCGAGCTAAACCTGAAGACCTATCAAATCCAATCAGACCTCGACAACCAGCTTCACATCAGCGCCGTGCCCATGCTGGCGTTTTACGGCTTCCCGTCTGCAGCAGAGGAAGTCAGCGCTGGCCCTGGTGAGGCGATTGCATTCCCTGCTGATGGTCGTGCTGAATACATTGAGCCGCAGGGCAAATCCTTTGACGCGCAGTTCCGCAGGCTGGAGCAGCTTGCACTGCAAATCAATGAACTTGGCCTGTCAGCAGTCCTTGGTCAGAAGCTGACCGCCGAGACCGCCGAGGCAAAACGCATTGACCGCAGCCAAGGCGATAGCACCATGATGGTCATCGCGCAGAACGTGCAGGACATGATCGACAACTGCCTGCAATACCACGCGCAGTACCTTGGCAATGCAACCGCTGCCGGTAGTGCTTATGTCAACCGCGACTTCCTTGGCGCACGCCTTGAGCCGCAAGACATTCAAGCGTTGTTATCGCTTTACACCGCTGGCACCATCAGCCAGGAAACATTGCTAACCGAACTGGCAGAAGGCGATGTCCTTGGCGATAATTTTGATGTAGACGAAGAGCTTGAGGCAACTTCCAATGCGGGGCTTGACGTACCGTCTACTGGACTGGCTGACAGACTGGTTGGTGGCGCTGATGATCTTGGTGGAACCGAAGAAACCGAGGCGACCGGGGATTGATTACACGATGTGCAAGCTACCTAATGAGGTGCTTGCCGTGGTGCGCATGAAGTATTACCGAAACGGCAAAGCTGATGAGGTAGACGAAATGGTGATTATGGAAGATGGCCAAAATGGCTATGACGCCTTCGCCGCAGCGGTCTGTGGTGCATTGACACGCGGCGCTGATGTAAGCATCAGATCGCAGTATCGGCCAGACCAATTAGGGATTCTGGGATGAGCACACCAGAAGCGCTATACCGCAATGCGATTGACCTGAACAGGTACAGCAACAGCGTTGGCCGTCGCATCATCAACGCTTATAACGACATCATTATTGATGCGGTCAATCAGCTACGCACCATTGATGAGCTTGCCGCACCTGTAAAAGCTGCACGGTTGCGTGGGATCCTTGCGCAACTTAAGGAGTCATTGGCTACTTGGTCGGGTGATGCTACCGAGCTGACCGCGACAGAACTGCAAGGCATCGCGCAGTTGCAGTCTGAGTTTGTTACCGAGCAGCTAGCCAGGGCGCTGCCTGTCGGCGCTCGTGATGCAGTGCGCACCGTCGAGATCAGCCCGCAGTTTGCGCAGTCGGTGGTCACAACCGACCCGACGCAAATCAACGTGGTGGCGCTTAGCGATGACCTGTTTGCAGCCGTGCAAGGCGCACCGCAGACCTTTGCATTGACCGCTGCCCAGGGTGCCACTATCACGCTGCCCAATGGCGAGGTGGTCAGGAAAGCCTTTCGCGGCATTGCTGTAGACCAAGCTGAACGGTTTAATCAAGTGGTAAGGCAAGGACTTCTTACCGGCGAACCGACACCCGAAATCGCTAAACGGTTGATCGGTAACTTGCAGTTTGGCGAACGTGCCCGCAATGTTAGACAGCTCATCGCTGCAGGTGGCCAGGCCACAGCCGTTGCCGACAATCAAATCATGGCACTGGTGCGTACTAGCGTGAATCAGGTAGCGAACAGCGCCAGCCAGCAGGTCTATGAGGCGAATCAAGACATCACTAAAAAGTATCGCTATGTGGCAACACTGGATACCCGCACCAGCAGCATTTGCCGTGCATTGGATGGTCAAGAGTTTCCATATGGCAAAGGTCCAACACCGCCGCAGCATTTCAACTGCCGCAGCACGACGGTGCCAGTCATCGACCCAGACATCTTGCCGCCATCAACGACCGCAACACGCGCAGCAGCAGGTGGCCAAGTGCCGGCCAACATGAGCTATGGGGAATGGCTAAAAGAAAAGCGCCCAGGAGAGACAGATGCTGATCTACTGGTTCGTCAAGCAACTGCGCTTGGTGCAGGCAAAGTTCCTTATTTCCGCAAGTTGTCCGAAAAGTACGGACCACAGAACGCGCTTGCCAAGCTTGTGCGCGATGATGGGAGTGAACTAACCTTGGACCAACTGAAAGCGCGATATGGACCTGCCAGGACTTAGGCATTTCAAGGATGGCCTGATCTATAGCGATCCGGTCGAAGCATTGGTTGGCGAAGCTTGGGTATCAGCAGTCCTATGCCTTGAGCCGTCTGGTGACATGCACTGGGCAACATTGGACATGGCTAAACTGAGCCCAGTGACTGAATGGCGCCATGCCACTGAAGCGAGGCAAGAGTCAGGAAGTGATCTCGGAGAACATCCGCCGCGAGATCAAGGCAGGCAAGTCACCAAAACAGGCACAAGCAATCGCGTACGCAAAAGCCGGAAAAAGCCGCAAGCGGAAAGCTAAAAAATGAAACGCGGTGATCGGGTTAGCTGGATGTACCAAGGTGCCCGCACCTTTGGCGTCATCACCAGCATCGGCGGTGAGCGAGCAACCATAGCCACACGCAGCGGTGGCAGCGTCACCCGCGTCGGCAGCCAGGATGACCCGATCGTGCGAATCAAGTCTGAGTCAACCGGCAATGCAGTAATCAAAAAGCGTTCAGAGCTGAAACCAGCACCAAGGCGATGAGCATCACCTATCGCGGCGAAGAGTTTGAGGGCTACAACAAACCCAAACGGACGCCAAAGCATCCGACCAAATCGCACGCGGTACTAGCCAAGGATGGCGATACGGTTAAGCTGATCAGATTTGGCCAGCAGGGCGTCAGCGGCAGCCCTGCACGCGAGGGTGAATCTGCCGCAGCTAAAGCTAGGCGTGCATCATTCAAGGCAAGGCACGCCAGCAACATTGCTCAGGGAAAGATGTCACCGGCTTACTGGGCAGACAAGGTGAAGTGGTAGCAGCCTCTTGGCGATGTATCCAAGTCTTCAGCTCGCAGATGTAACGCCTCAGGTCATGCGCTCTGGCTGCGTGCCAACCGTTGCCGGTCTTGCGATACAAGTGCTCGTGCCGGTCAATGGCATCAAGCGTTTGCTTGATTAGCGGGTTCCATGGTTCCCGCACTGGCGTATTCCACTCACGTTTTGACATGGCGCGAGCGAGCCATTACGATGACAGCGTAATTAAGCCTGCGGCTTATCCATGTCTGATGAAGCACAAGCTCCTGTGGAGCAAAATGCCGAAGTAGCCAACATGCAAGCTGAACTTGACGCCATGCGGCGTAAGAACTCAGAGCTGTTAGACGAATACAAAAAAGCCATCGCCCAAGCAAAGGCTGTGCCGGATGGAGTCAATGTTGACGAGCTACTGGAGTTCAAGCGCAGCTATGAACAGCAGCAGCTTGAATCGCAGGGCAAGTACACCGAAGCACGGCAACAGCTAGAGCAGCAATTTCGAGAGGCAACTGCGGCCAAGGATCAGCGCATTGTTGAGCTTGAATCCCGCGTCCGTGAGCTTGAACTGGTAACGCCTGCAGTTACTGCATTGGCCGAGATTGTTCATGACCCCGACATGGTGCTAAAGACCAAGCTCAAGCCCGAAGCAATCGAGCGCGAGCCTGATGGCACCGTCGTTGTAGTAGACGGCTACGAGCGCAAACCTGTTGCCGAATGGGCCAAGACCCTGCCGGCATGGATGCAAAAGCAACCCAAGCCGCAGGGCAGTGGCGCCCCATCTAGCGGTGCAACAGGTGGCAGCATCCCGGCTGGCATGACTAATCCTTTCAACCGTGATTCATTCAATCTGACCGAACAAGCACGGCTATTTAAAACAGACCGTGACCTGTATGAAAGAATGAAAGCAACAGCTAACCGCTAAGCTGTTGTCACCGGCTGTGCTGGTGAATAGGGCTGTGCCCACACCCGTAAATCCATTTTTGGTGATTCATCATGGCGACTCTTCGCTCTGACATCATCATCCCAGAGGTTTTTACGCCTTACGTCATCGAGCAAACCACTCAGCGTGATGCCTTCCTGGCAAGCGGTGTGGTGCAACCGATGGCTGAGCTGAACGCTGCTGAGGGTGGTGATTTTATCAACGTTCCTTTCTGGAAGGCAAACCTGTCTGGCGATTTTGAAGTCCTTTCGGACTCCAGCAGCCTGACCCCTGGCAAAATCACTGCTGACAAGCAAGTTGGCGTGATCCTGCACCGTGGCCGTGCTTTTGAGGCTCGTGACCTCGCAGCTCTTGCTGCTGGTGCCGATCCCATGGCCGCTATCGGCGCCAAGATCGCTGACTATGTGGCCAACCAGCGCCAGAAGGATCTGCTGTCTTGCCTTGCCGGTGTGTTTGGCACCCTTGGTACTACTAGCGCTTCTGCTGCTTTCTTTGGTCTGACCATCGACGGCGAATCGGGTGATACCCCTACCACCCTGAGCCCTCGTCACGTTGCCGAAGCCAAGGCTCTACTTGGCGATCAAGGCGACAAGCTGACCGCCATTTGTATGCACAGCAAGGTCTACTACGACCTGGTTGAGCGCAAGGCGATTGATTACGTCAGCACCAACGAAGCTCGCGGCACCACCAGCACTCAATCGGGTGGCTCCATGGCTCTTGCCTATGGCGGCAGCCTTGACGTGCCGACTTACTGCGGCCTGCGTGTGATCGTCAGCGATGACGTTCAGACCGATGGCTCTGGCGCCTCGACCGAATACGCCACCTACTTCTTTACCCAAGGCGCCGTCGCCTCGGGTGAGCAGATGGCAATGCAGACCGAAACCGACCGTGACATCCTCGCCAAGAGCGATGCCATGTCGATCGACCTGCACTACTGCTACCACCCCGTTGGCGCCAAGTGGGGCGTGACCACCACCAACCCCACCCGCGCTCAGCTGGCTACGGTTGGCAACTGGTCGAAGGTGTACGAACTCAAGAACCTTGGGATCGTGCGTGCCACCAACACTTCTAACATGGATTGATAGGAGGCACTAACCATGGCATCCGTATTTGAAGCAGTCGCCGGTAAGGCGATCGGCTATCCCGAAGGTCTTGGTGGCGCTGTCACCCAAGGCACCAGCAAGGCAACTGGGGTCACCCTCAACAAGCCTGCTGGCGAGATCACCACTCATGACGCTTCCCTTGCTGGTGGCGCTGAGGTGAGCTTCGTTGTGACCAATTCTTTTGTTGGTATCAATGATGTTCCCGTGGTGGCGATCCAATCAGGCGCATCTACTGGCACTTATGTGGCCAGTGTCAGCGCTGTTGCTGCTGGCTCATTCACTGTCACCCTGTCTAACCTCGGCACTACCGCTGGTGAAGCACTGGTGCTGAACTACGCCATCATCAAAGGCGCTGAGGCCTGATCATGGGTCTGTTTGCCTTTCGCAGGCAACGTGAAATTGAGGCTGCTGCTAACGCGGCGGCCTCTCTTTCTGCGTCAGAACCTGCACCTAAACTAGAACCACAGGAGGCGCCGACCGATGGCAGTAGTAATCGTGGCCACGCCAGGCGCGGCAAACGCAAACTCGTACCTGACGCTGGCTGATGCGCAGGCCATCATTGATGGCTTTGTGCAGGATCCTGATGTACAACACTGGAACAGCGGCAACAACGACAGCCGCAATCGTGCGTTGTTTACCGCTACGCAACGGCTGGACCGTGAGCGGTTCCTTGGTGCTCGTGCTACTGACACACAGGCGCTGCAGTGGCCGCGCACCGGAGTGCGCAAGCCCGATACCTATATCAATACCTACACGGTTGGCTTTCCATTCCGCATCACTACGGACTACTTCACGGATACCGAAATCCCGCAGCAAATCAAGTATGCACAAGCTGTGCTGGCGGCGTATTTGCACAACAACACCAGCGGCCTTGGCTTGAGCGGCCTTGAGGACTACAAAAATGTCAAGATTGGCAGCCTTGACGTGACGCCTAACCTTGGTTACGGCGCAGTCGGTGCTGACCGTGTGCCGCCATTGATGGAAAGATACCTGACTGGGCTTAGAATCAGTGGACCAGGCAACTTCTCAATTCGCCGGAGCTGATCATGGGTTACAAGTACCCCGGTGCTGAATACATCAGTGACACCAGCGCCCATACTGGCCGCTTTGGCAAGATCGTGTCGCTTGAATCTGGCACTATCATCAGCGCCTTGACCGCACTGGACTACAGCGGTAATGCACTGACCTCAGTGGTGCTGGACCCTAGCTGTGAGCTTGAGGGCGTGTTCACTAGCATCACGTTGTCGGCTGGCTCTGTGGTCGCCTATAAGCTCTGATGGCACTTTCAGCCTCGCTGCGGTCAGTTGCCAGCAAGGTCGTCAACAAGTTTGGCGGTGATGTGACTTTTCGTAAGATCACATCAGGCGCCTACAACACCACCACTGGCGCATCGGCTGAAACCGCTGCGGACACTGGCATCAAGGGCGTGCTGGAAGACGTAAGCAAGCGTGAAGTAAACGATTTGATACAGGCGGGTGACAAGCGACTAATTATCGCTGCGTTAGACCTAAACGGCACCTTGCCTACAACGGCAGACAAAGTAGTGATCAGCAGCCGCGTGCATCAGATCATCCGCGTTGACACGATCGAGCAAGACAACGAACCGATCAGCTACGAACTGATCTTGAGGGACTGATGGTACGCACCATCCGGGTTGGTGATATTGGCGACTACGCCAGCCAGCAGATAGAAAAGCTGCTGCGTGCTGCAGTGCTTGAAACCGATAGCCTTCTCAAGCAAGCCAGCCCTGTTGATACCGGCAGGTTTCGCGCTAGCTGGCAAGTGGGCGAGAATGCTGCTGGTTTTTACGATGCTGGACCCCAGCAAGAGGCAACAGGCGCATTTAAAGAACAATCAAAACCACCCGGCAAGCCACAACCTCCGCCGTTGCGCAAAATGAACTACAACCAAGAGAAACCTGGCAACATCTATAGCGTCCACAACAACCTGCCGTATGCAGAGCCGCTGGCCACTGGCAGCAGCAAGCAGGCATCCGCCGGTTGGGTCCAAGGTGTAGCCAAAGACGTTCAGGGTAGGGTGCGTGCAGCAGCGGCCAAAATCGGCAGAGAATCATGAGCAGCACTTACAATGACGTTCGCGCTGCCATTGAAGGCCGAATCGCCACTGAGATGGCAGTAGCACCGGCTTATCCGGTCAGCTATCAAAACGTCCCTTCTACCCCACCCAATAACACGCCATGGGTGCAGGTGTCAATCCGCTTTGGTGACAACAATTATGTCACGCTGATAGGACCAGCATCAGGCATGAACCGCCAAACTGGCACTCTAGTCGTCAATGTCTATACCCCTATCGGCGTTGGCGCTGGGGCTAATTTCACCATTGCCGAGCGCATCAAGGATCTGTTTGACCGTCAAACGGTTTCGCAAATCATCTTTGATGCAGCATCCGGTCCGGCGCAGGTAACACCAGCAGCGCCTGAACCGTATTTTCAGACGCAACTTACGATTACATTTGAGGCGTACCTCAACTAGCTAGACTGCTGCTAGCCAACTACCGTTCATCATGGCAACCGTTCTGTCCGGTACGTCCGGCGCCCTTTACTACAAACCCGCCGCCACCAAGGCAACTTTTGGTGAATCTGCCGTTGATGTGGCAGATGACGAAATCACTGTTGCAACCTACCTGAACTTCAAGGTGGGTGACCCGGTTAAGTTCAGCGTTGTCAATGTTAATACTGGCGCCGCTGGTACTGGCACCCTGCCTGCTGGCATCACTGCTGGCACCACCTACTTCGTCATCAGTTATGCCGCCGCCACTGGTGTGATGCAGGTTTCGGCCACTGCCGGTGGTTCGACCATTGCGATTACCGACGATGGCACGGTGGTAGCGCCTAACGCTTTCCTGGTGGCCTATGCCGACTACGAAGCAGTGGGTCAGGTGCAAAATTGGAGCTTTGAGATCAGCCGCGCTGAAATCGACGTTACTACCATCGGTCAAACCGCTGGCCAGTACGCGCCATTTCGGGCATACATTCCTGGCTTCGCTGATGGCAACGGCACCGCCAGCATCTTCGTTACCGACGATGACACCACTCTGGCAAGCCGTCTGATTCAGGATGTGCTGCAGCAATCGCAGGCTGGTGCAGCATTTAAGCTGTACATCGACAAGCAAAGCAGCGAAGCTCTGAGCCGTAGCATTGCCATGGAGGCAACGCTGTTGAGTGCTAGCTTCTCGGTCAACCCTGACGATGCTCAGGTGGTTGAGGTGACTTTCCGCCCGACCAGCGCACCGACGATCGACTTCAGCAAGTCTGCTTGATACCAGCACCATTGACCCCCCGCTTGCGCTGGGGGTTTTTTGCGTCTAAATTAAAGGCATCAAGTCAATTAACATGCCTGTCTCCAATTCTTCTGCGCTTGCACGGCTCAAAAAGGCTGCAAACCTGACGCCGATTAAGCGCGTGGTCAAGCTCAGCGATGGCACTGAGTTTGAGTTTTACGCTACGGCGCTGACCATGGCCGAACGTGAACGCGCTCAAAAAATGCCTGGCGGCGATGACCCGAATGGGTTTGCATTGAATCTGTTGGTCACCAAGGCAACTGACGACACTGGCCAACGGCTGTTTCAAGCTGGCGAGATTGCTGAATTGAAGAACGAGGTTAAAGACGCTGACCTGCAAGCACTGATGCTGGCAATCATCACCAACCCAGA